TGCATCGCCTATACTTCCGATTGCGCCGTCTAGCCAACCCATTAGAAGTGATCAATCAGTCCTGGGACTGAGTAGGTCGGCATTGGGCGTGCGCATTTAAGCTTGAAGTAGAAGTCGGCCAGGATCTGAGGTTCAGTGTTAACTGCAACGACTCGGTCGATAGGCGGGGATTCCTTAATAAAGGTGTCGCCGAGAGTCGGCAGTGACGTGAATTTTTGAGAGAGATGCCAGAGATCCAGAGTCCCGCTTGCAGTAGAGCGAAGCTTGCCGCTAATAGTTGACGGTTTATATCGGTATTCGGCGAAGCGTTCTTGGTAACCGAAAACCTGACTATCTTGGGCGGCTGTATCATCCGTTGCGTATATTTCCTTGTTGAGAACTGCCTGCTCGCCCAGATGAGCGAAAGCGGGCCAGTAGAAGTCCACGCGAGTGGAACGGGAGAACCGCTTATGAAGACCCTGTTGGTAAGAGAGGTCTGCGCGAACATTCGCGAGACCTAGAATCACCATGTGCTCGGTGAAGGATTTCGTGAAGCCCACGCCCTGGTGAGAAGCGGTTGCGAAGGCGGCAAGATTGCCTTGAGGAGACGTCATATCGGTCGTCGAAGTTTTCGCGACAGGATAGACGTTAATAGCCGTAGTGCCGCCGCCCAGGTATTCAGGGCGTTGAAGGCGGGCGTCAGGAGAAGTCACACCGTAGTGACACTTAATCAGCTCGGTATACCGAGTTCCGCCTCGCGCGTCGCGCTCGTACATCTTTTGGAGCTGGAACGCTTGCCGGAGAGAGTTAATGGTCGCCGCGGTCGCAGAGCTGAGATCGGCAAAGATATCTGGGATCTTTGTGGTGTCATCACCACGCACCACAGGTGTGAGGGCGGCCCAGTTAGAGCCCGAAGGCGGGTTGCCGCCCAGAGCATCGCGGGTACCGGTCGCGGCGATCGTATAAGAAGCGCCTGTGCCGAAGGCGAGGCCTGAGACCTTGGCCGAAGTCCCCAGCGGGATGGTCACAGCCGTGCCCTTTTGAGGCCAAGGAAGGCAGGAAGTGAAGTAATCGTGGCGCTTGCCACGTTTCAAGAGAGTGTAATCAGTGCTTGTATCGGGACCGTCGTCGGTATCGACGACTACCGAGTCCTGAAGATTCTCATCTCGGAACCATTCGTTCCAGATGAGGTTATAAGCGCGGTGCCAGAGAGAGACATAAGTCAGCGTTTTAGTGTTAGCCACCTGACCCACCGTTGGGATCCCCAGATGGTCGGAGAGCGAGCCCACAGCGTCGCCAGAAGCGGGTGAGGTCATTGTGGGAAGGACATAAGAGGTCGAAGAAGCGGGAGTCGCCTGCTCGCCCATGAATTTTTTGAAATTAGTCCAAAGGAGGCGGATCGGAACCGCGAAGAAGAACAGATCCATGGACAAATTATCCATGAACGGGGCGATCGGCGTAGAAAGCCTCACGAATGAAGACGTCTTAAGATTGAAAGTGTCGCCGGGAAGAACCTCGTCGACGAAGATGGGCACGATATAACCGCTATCAAAAGCGGTTTTGTGCCCATGAGACCGATCGAATTGGGAACGGGGGATATCCGCGTTCGGGACCTTGGAGAAGTCATGCGACATTACCGATGGGAGCCGATATCCCCCGAACCCTTCAATCATTGAGTGTTCCTTTCCGAATGGTTTTCAACAGCTTTTGTGATTCTTTTAATTGTTTCAGTGTTTTCTGAAATTTTTGGAAGCCGCTCTGTTTTACTAAGTAACTCCAGAGCAGTGCCCAGAGGGACCTTAGCGGGGAGAGTGGTGAATGTTCCATCTTCGTCATCGTACTCGCCAAGCTCGAATAATGTAAAGTCCGAAGGATGGGCGTTGAATTGTGATTTAGGGTCGTTAGCGGCGTCTAGCCAGCCGCGGATTGCTTGACCCTTGGATTGCATGAAGAAGGGTTGGAGGTAGGCTCCAACGGCGCTGTCGTAAACAGCGAAGATTTTAAGTTTCATTTTCGTAGCTCCTTTTTAGCGTTTTTAGGTTCAGTATCTGAACCTTTTCTTTTACGGCCAAACGACTCGTTGAGAATTCCGGATCCCAAGGTTCCGGAGAACAAGCGGTTCGTTTGTGTTTTAATTTAGCGAAGTCGGCAGGAGAGTCAATCTCAAACTGCCGGTCGTAGTATTTTGGCGGTTTAAATTCTTTGCCTCGCATGACTACTGAATCGGAGGGATAGCAGTCGGAGGAGAATTTTTCAAACCATCCTTTTCCGATTCCAGGTCTGCGAGACATGGTTGTGTATTCTGGCAGTTTGCCTTTGTAGTGATCGGGGGCTTGATCCCCAGTAATCTTTTTAGCGATATAACGAGCGACGTAGGCAGCAGAATCGAAAGTAACAGAGCCAAGGAGACAGAACCCTTGGCCCCAGATTTCGTTGAGTGAGTCAGAAACATACAGGTCTCCGCCTTCTGATTTCTTCCACAGTTTTTTATCGGGGAGGTCGAAGTTGAATACGCAGGCATGGTAGTGCGGGCGTCCTAGTTGCTCCCCATATTCCCCACAGTGAAAGTATCGGATTTTAGAGCCATACGCTTTACGTAGGCGCTTCATAAAATCCTGAAAGTGCTTTTTATCGAGGGAGCCATCTTTGGGTAGGTGTTGGTCGGAGTAGGTTAGTGTGATGAAGCAGTTTTTCTCATACAGAGAAGCTTCATGAACGCATCTAACCGCCCATTGGCGGGAGCGTTCCAGGCGACAGCCGATACACTGCCCACAGGGCAAAGTGACGGGCATGTCCCTGAAGGCTTTTGACGCGTTGAATGTTATGCTACGCTTGCCTGATTTCGGGTTTACGGCGCTAGAACGCCAACCCGATAGAGGGCGGAAACAAGGCATATTGTTTTCGTCCTTTTTTTAGATTCGGTATCCGCCACGCATTACGGTCAAGCCGTTCTTCGGGTGCATGCGGTTAGCGGTGCGTTTGAAAAGCCGTTTGGAACTGCGTCGGCCCATATGTGTACGTCTCATAATGTCCTCCTAAATAAGTCCTATAACTGTACTACTCCTCGGGAGAGAGACCCCAAACTTTAGGCGTTTGGTGTCAGTCGTACCAGTTACATCAAGAGGGATACTGGTACGAGTAGCCAACCATTAAGGTTTGGCCCCCTCACTTGGAGCCGTTCCTGGAGCTACCGCAGGGGCAGCTGGCGAGGGGGTTGGGTCCTTTGCTTTCGCAAGACCCAGTTTAACCATCTCATCGAGGTTAGCGTTGTTTGTGGCGAAAGCCAAGAATTGAGCGGGATCGTTCCCGAAGCGGAAGCGTATATGGGCATCCAGAGCGCTGAATTGCGCTTCTGCGAGGTTTACTACCTCGAGTGCCTCTTGGAAGGTGGGAACGTCGGAGAAGTCGCCGTAGCGAGGATTTGCCTGAATGAGATCAGGGAGAGCGCCGGTGCGCTCGTAGCGTTGCGTAATGTTGTTAATGTCAGAGTCATCTTTGAAGCTCTGTTTAGTGCGAGAAGGGGAGTTTTTGAAACTGATCCCCGTTTGTTGAGAGACCGTGTCTTGTTGTTCGTCGTATAGGTGACGGATTTTAATAGGCATTGTTATTTCCTCCGAAATGGATTGTTAGGAGAGTTATTTAATTGTTCGTGTTTTTGTTTAAGGTTGTAAGGTTTATCCGAGTTTTTAGGGTTAGTGTTTATATTTATGCTTGGGAAGAAGGATTTTACCGCATTTGTTACGGGTCCAATGCCTTTGAGAACACGGTCGTAAATTGCGTCGAATTTTTGAGCGCCTTTATCGGTCTTATACCTTTCCCGCTGTAAATTAGTGTCCATTCGGCGAGATTCAGACTCAGCTTGCCGTGTTTGAGATTGAGCAGCGACACCAGGAATATCCTGGTGAATGCGCTGAGTCTCGGCGAAGGACTGGGAGGCTCTTTGATTAGATTCGCGCGCGTTAGCCGCAGCTTTGAGAGCCATAGTCTCATTGAGAGTAGCCACCGAATCGTTCACTGTACGTTGGGACTTTTGGGTCTCCGCGGATTCGGCCTTAAGTATTGTGTCGGCTTTTTGATTATTAAGAGAGCCGTAAAGAGACATACCATCTTTGGCGGAATTCGCGAGACCCTGCCCCATTTTAGCGGGGGTGACTGTGGGAGCTGTATTGCTTGGGGTGCTTGCGCCCCCTTGCTGATAAGCGAGCATGGGATTTAGACCTGCTTTTCGCATGTCATCCATTGCGCGCTGATAAGCGGAATTGGACATTTTTTCAGACCAATCCCGGTTTTCTTTGTTCATTTGAACATTTTGCGCGTTGGCCTGTTGGGTGGAATAGCCGCCGCCCGTCAGGGCGTCAGCGGCTAATCCACCGAAGTTGGAAAGTGCATCGCCTATACTTCCGATTGCGCCGTCTAGCCAACCCATTAGAAGTGATCAATCAGTCCTGGGACTGAGTAGGTCGGCATTGGGCGTGCGCATTTAAGCTTGAAGTAGAAGTCGGCCA